CACCCTACATAATACTTTATCACTTTGCATAACCTTTCATAATATTTATCTCTCTCTTTCAATTCTCTCTCTTTCAATTCTCTCTCTTTCACTTCACACTCTAACACATTTATTATACTCTTACTTATTCATCATTTTCTTATTTTTCTAAAAAATTGATTAAGAAATATATTATACCAGTATTCATATACAAACTATAATGGTGAAAAATACTAAAGGTGGTAAAGGCGCTAAGTCAATGGCACGTAAGTCTCAAAACTTTGCTAACAAAAATATTCGCTTCTCTGAAGACCCTCTTGAACAATATGCGTGTGTTACTAAAATGCTCGGTAATGGAATGTGTCAAATATCATTGAATGATGGTTCAACCCTTATGGGACATATTCGTAATAAATTTAGAGGAAAGCAAAAGAGACATAATATGATTACAATTAACAGTGTTGTATTAGTTGGACTCCGTGAATGGGAATCTATTGCAAAAAACTGCGATATAATATTTCTATATGATGAAAACCATTTACAACAACTTCGCAATAAACCTGATATTGACATCCATAATCTACTACATATGAGAGAAACAAGACAAACATTTGGGAAAGATACAAGTGATTTCGGTATAGATTTTGAAGCATCTGAATTTGAAGTCATTAAAGAAGACTTGGAACTTAAACTTGAAGAGGACTTTGTTATGGAAACAGGAGATGTTATTAATATAGAAGATATATAATTTTATAAAAAATTGATTATGATTATCTTTTTTTCTAAGTTTTATACAAAAAGAAAAATGAATAGTACTGAATCTTTACTACGCAACGCAACCCATAATTCTCCAGGTTGGATAAAATTAAATTGTAATGCAAAAGGTGCTACAGAAAAGGTTTCAATGAATCGTATGTGCATTCGTGTTGGTAACACTATTAATTGTAATGGAGATATCATGCGTAATTATGCCATTCGAGAATATATGGAAAATATTATGCAAAAATACAACATTACTAATTATATGATAAACACTATTGAAACCAGTTATGAATTTTCATACGAATTGTCCCTTCCTGAAAATATATATAAAGACTTTTACAATGCTATCAACGATATCAATGATAATAATGAATAAATGAAAAAGCACAAAAAGTATATGTTTTTTATTGCACTATAAATTCTACAAGCAAATATAGTAAAAACATTGTTAGTTATTCAATGACATAATTCACAAAAATCATCAGAAATTATAATTTTTATATTTTCAGTTTTGTCCTAATAATATGTATTATTTAATTACATATTATAAAATTTATATATTACAATCGGTTTGATTCATAATAAACGGAGTATTATATGCTTTTGTAAAACCAAATTCTTTCAATGATAACAAGACATCTTCATCATATAATTTATAAAATTTATCCACATTTCTTGTAAGCACAAACAGAGACAATGCTTTATCATCAGATACAATAGAATAGTCATATAAACCATCCACGACAGGACCTAATTCCAATACCCAATAAGGGGCTTCTGGAGCTCCATCTAATATCACAGATAAATAACCGCAACAATCACCATCTTTATAATATGCACTACCTGAAATACTATCATATTCATTTTTCTTGTTGATTTGTTGATTATAAACAGATATATTATTTGTATCCACTATATTATACTCTGCTGTTGCGCATCTACCATTTCCTTGGAATAGTTTATTAAAATTATCTTGATATACTTGATACCACTTTCCTATATATTGTTCTAAATTTAATTCATCAACAGCTTTGTATTCTTTACTATAACAATAATAAAAAATACATAACAAAAGATATATGCTCTTCATTATTGTATTGTATTATTATATCTTTATATCAAATAATAAAGATATACGTTATTCTCACTTGTTGGAATCGAACCAACGACCTGTGGATATTTGCAACCATTACAGTCCAACGCTCTACCAACTGAGCTAAAGTGAGTTCACGGGTGCCAGCCTTCACAGAGGTTCGAACTCTGGACCTTTTGCTTACTAAGCAAACGCTCTACCGCTGAGCCATAAAGGCATCCACTATATACCATAGTTAGCTCTTTATATCAAATTTTACTTAATTTTATTTTTTTCTTGAACGAACTTTCCTTCTCAAACATAAATAACCGAAAAGAATAATGCTGATAATTTTCATATTCATCTGAATCGACAAACTTACATAACATTTTTAATTCTTCCAAATATACAATATAGCTATAACTACCATCTGTTTTTTTGATTTTATCGAATAAAATTCCATTATAATTTTTGTCCAACAATTCTGGACTGTCATTACAACGTTGTAATATATCACACTCTTGTTGAACTTTACGAATTGCGCGCATCGAGGTATTTAAATAGTCCATATTTTCGATCCATTTATTATGAAAACTTTTAGAATTCAAACTCATATTACATTCAATGATTTCCATCCATTCTATTTGATTCAATAAATCCACTAATCGTCTTATTGGACTACTAATATGTACATATGATTTCTCATCTAATAAATCGTGTTTTAAATATCCTTTGTCATCATAATAAACATATTGTCCCGTAATATTATTCCAATTTGTTATTAGACGTGTAGCATCTTTCGATAATTCTATATTTTGTATACTTTTTACCTTATCAATGATAGCTACTGAACGAAAAATACCACATTTTTTATTCAAAAATATTTCACTTGTATATTGGTTGATTTTTATCATCCAGTGAGCTACAACATCGTGACTGTTTTCTATAGACAGATTGTTTTCTTTTGTGAAATTTAATAGTTTTGTATACATACTATAATTTCGCAATGCAGAACTCTCATATACATGATTTTTATTAACCTTAATTTTACTATTATAACATTCCACGTTTATCAAATTACCGTTTTTATCATAAATAAATTCATATGTTACAGCTATCCTTATTTCACCCTGTTGTAAACTACATAATGTATCAGCCAATATCGTAGGTAACATTGGACGACGGCGATCCGGTAAATATATTGTTGACACGCGATTTGATAACGATTCCCATAACTTCATAACTTCTAACCATAATACTACATTGGCAATGTATACATAAACGCGGGTACATTGTTCATCTTCCTGATAAAATAATGCATCATCATACTCAGTAGTACTTTCTGAATCGATTGTTATTATTCTTTTATTTGTATGATCTTTTAAATTGTATGTTGTTGTAATTTCATTTATAATTTCATCATAACTGGTTTTATTCATAACACGTCTTACCTGTTTTGTAAAATCATTAATTGATATTTGCAAACACTTACAATACAATTGATATTCAAAAAAGTTGAAAATTTCATCTACATTTCCAATTGTACTTGATAATTTACCTATTGGATGTTTACCATTCCATTCTTCAAAATTGAAAGTTACATATTTATTTTTAAAATCCTTTGAAAATCCCATTTTAATTTCATAAGGAACCAAAAATACAGGTAATCTTTTATCATCGGGAATACATTGATATAAATGTCGTTTACCGTTCTTTCCGTATGTTTTATTATTTGATAAGATTAATACTCCAGCAATAACAGTACCATTTCGTATTATTGACTTAGTAATATTCATACCATCTGTCTTCATTTCTATATAATCCTGATTAAATAAACGTTTTTCAAATGGATTAACATTATTTAAATTATCATCATAGACTCTATTTCCTGTAATAGAATCTATGAAATGCCATTGATTATAATCTCTATGGTCTACTAATAGTTTATATATTGTCATTTTTACTATAAACTAACATTAATTAATGTTTATATTGTTTAGTAACTATATAAACACAAAATAGTTAACCTAATTATGAAACGTTACAGGAAAAATCATAACAACACAATAAAAAGTAATAATATAAATAGTGCTATTTATCTCATTATTGTTGAATCACCTTCTAAGTGTAGTAAAATAGAAGGATTTTTAGGTTCTCAATATGCCTGTATTGCATCTCTTGGACATTTAAGATGTATCAATGGATTGAAACAAATTAACACAAAAGACAAATTTCAACCAAATTTCTCTATAATAGAGAACAAAGAAAATCATGTTACTCAAATGAAGGCTATTATATCAAAATTTAATGAAAAACGCATATTATTAGCAACTGACGATGACCGTGAAGGTGAATGTATCGCCTGGCATATATGCGAACTATTTCAATTAAATATTTCTACAATATCGAGAATCAAATTTCACGAAATTACCAAATCCGCTATAGTAAAAGCTGTAAATAATCCAACAATTATTGACATTGACCTTGTTAATTCAGCTATTGCAAGACAGGTATTAGATGTTATCGTTGGATTCAAAATTAGCCCTTTATTATGGACCTATTTATATAATAACAAGGATAATCCTCTTTCTGCAGGAAGATGTCAAACCCCTGCTTTACGCCTTGTATATGAAAATGATAAACTCGATAGAAATAAATCATCGTACTTTTACAAAATCAAAGGTAAGTTCTCAGATATGAAACTAATATTTACACTGAATAAAACGTTTGATGAAAATGAAATTACATTATCTTTTATTAAAAAAAATAAAAAATTTGAACATATCCTATCAAAAGGTAAAATCGGTAAAAAGATTGATAGTTCTCCACAACCATTCAGTACATCTAATTTATTACAATATGCTTGTAATACACTGAGCCTTAATTCTCAAAACATAATGCAATTGTGTCAAGAATTATATCAAAAAGGATATATTACATATATGAGAACTGATAGTAAGAAGTATAGTCCTGAATTTATTCAAAATTGTCATGATTATATTTCGGATACATTTGGTGATAAATATAAAAATGAAGATAAAAATATTGTTAATTCAAATAAAAATAATCCCCACGAGGCTATACGTGTTACACATATATATACTAAAAATCTTAACGAAGCCAATCCAAAACTTAATAGTTTATACAAGATAATATGGAAAAATACTATTGAGAGTTGTATGAAACCAGCTGAGTATAAAACCGTATTATATCACCTATCTTCCCCAGATGATTTACATTACGATTATAAACACGAAATACCTATCTTTCTTGGATGGAAAATATTACAAAATAATAAATCTGACACAGACAATATTACATTATACTTAGATAGCAAAATAAATCAAGTTATTCCATTCAATGAAATTTATAGCGAATGTGGTTACCACGGTAATACACCATATTATAATGAAAGTAGTCTGGTTAAAACATTAGAAAAAATCGGAATAGGTAGACCGTCTACATTTTCTTCAATTATTCAAACACTCATCGATAGAAACTATGTAAATATTACTGACATAGAAGGGCAAAGTATTGAAGTAACATTATACGAATTACAACATAATAATAAAATAGTAAGTATTAAAAAGAACGAAATACACGGCTCTGAAAAACGCAAACTCAAGATTACTAACATTGGTATAATGGCATTAGAATTCTTATGTAACAATTTCAATGATCTTTTTTCATATGATTATACAAGTAAAATGGAAGATGATTTAGATAAAATTTGCACTAAAGAAATATCTGAATGGTTCACTATTTGTAAAACGTGTTACACTGATATAGGTAAGTTATCAAAAAATATTAAATCGATTTCTAAACACGGGTTTCAACTTGATGAAAACCACATATTTTGCTTTGAAAAATATGGTCCAATTATAAAAAAGATTTCTCAAAATGACGAAACATCCGAATATTTTAAGGTAAAACCAGAATTTCATAATATCGATATTGATGCTATAAAAAAATACAGTATTACTGATATGATTCAAAAAGATAATAATATTGGTAAATATAAGGGTAGCGACATACTTATTAAAAACGGTAAATATGGTCCATACATAGAATATAATGATACACGAGAAACAATAAAAAATATTGACCCAAATAATATCACTTTAGAACAAGCTATACAAATATTAGAAAACAAAAACGAAAATAGTTCTATACTTCGTAATATTAATGAAAATTTCTCGATTAGAAAAGGTAAATATGGGCCATATATTTTCTATAAAACTATTTCAATGCCAAAACCGAAATTCTTAAATCTTAAAAAATTTCCACATGGATATCTAAGTTGTGATGCGGATGTATTGTTACATTGGATATCACAAACCTATAAAATACAATAAAACGAATAAAATCTCTGTATAATATAGTATACAACACTATGGAATCTGAAATGACAAATAGTAAAACATTATTAGACGAAAAAGAACAAAATATACTTTTTTCATCACTTGATATGATAACATATTTTTTTGTATTAAGTAGTATTTTTTATTTCATATCATTTAAAGTTGTCAATGTATTTATCATAATTATATGGATTTTCATTCATATTATTTCTCATAAACATTTTTTCAACTACTTTACAAAAATAACAAGTACTTTAACCATAGAAAATAATAAAAGTATTGTTAGTATATTAACCCAATTTTTATTTGTTACAATCCTGATTATACGAACAATAGCTTTAATAATTTACACATTTGGATATAGCAACTTATTATTAAAAATGCAAAATAAAGGTAATACGTACGATATTCCAAAACGATACAGATATTTTGAAACCGAATTCAAAAAGCTTTATATAATAGGAAGTTACGTTATATTCGCATTACTTGCAATGTTCACAAATTTTAAAGACAAAATATTTTCTCCACTAAACATTGATTTAACAAATAATACATTTGGTGCAATGTTCAATATTCTATCGGTACTAATATTATTTATTTTTTCTTACTTAGCAACAAACAATTTTAACAGTATTAATGTTATAGACAGATTAATATATACTACATATATTTTTATATTATTATCGATTGCTATTTTATTCATAAAGAAGGGCATTGGTTATATTACTGACACCATATTAGGTTGTAAAATTTTTAATGAAAGTAAAGATGTATATGTAAGTAGCTTCTTTACATTCTTAACACAAATTGTTGGATTATCATCATTGTCCTTATTGATTACAACAACTGTATTTGAATTTATATATGCATATAAATACCAAAAATTACAGAGTAAATACTAATATAGAAAATACTTGATTTATTTATATATATGAAGTATTACCAGAGCTCATTTAAAGAATATATACACTCGTGCCAAACTCATGATATACATCCATACATTGACTCTAACATTGATATAACTAATCACCATATAATATACGGTCCTAACGGTAGCGGGAAATATACACAAGCATTAAAACTTATTTATAAAAATAGCAATAGTCAGTTAAAATATGAAAAAAAAATTACGTGTTTCTCTGAAAAAGGTGAACATACATATAAAATAAGTGACATTCATTTTGAAATTGACATGTCAATTCTTGGTTGCAATGCAAAACAATTATTTAATGATATATTCATTCAAATTATTGAAATTATAGCAGTAAAACCGGAAAAAAAAGCCTTTATTATTTGTAAACATTTTCACAACACTCATATTGAACTTTTAGAACTCTTCTATAATTATATACAACAATCTCGTAATAATATATACAATATAAAGATTTACTTTATTCTGTTATGTGATACAATTAGCTGTCTTCCATATAATATTGTTAAATCTTGTAATCAAATCTGTATAAAAAGACCACCAATAAAAGACTATATTAAAATCTGTTCTAACAATGAAAGTGGCGAGATATCAAAAAGACCGTTGAATAAATCTACAATAAAAAGTATTCATAAAATAATTGAACAAAATCCAAATATTGAACTCACAAACCTGAAAGAACTTTTTACTTTAGATTTATCAGATAGTAATAAAGATATATTCAATATTATTTGTGATTCCATCATTCGAATTATTGTTAAATCAAACGAACAAATAGATTATTTACAGTTTAGAGAAGTACTGTACGATATACTTATTTATGATATTAACATTTCAGAATGTCTTTATTATATATTCCACTTTTTTACATGTAATAATTATCTGAAACAACAAGACACACAAACACTTGTCTGTGATATCGCTGAAGAATTGAAGATGTATAATAATAATTATAGACCAATATACCATTTAGAAAGGATTTTTTATAAAATATTAGTAAGTGTTCATGAATTATGATGAAGCACTATTGATTTTAGAACTACAGGATATACCAAATCATGAATTAAACGAAGAATTAATAAAAAAGCATTATAAAAAAAAAGCGTTACAATATCATCCTGATAAAAATCTATCCATAAATACAAACGATAAATTCTTAGAAATAAGATCTGCATATGAAGTTCTTACAACACGACATGGATTATCACAAGAACAAACAACAAGTTATTCCTCATATAATCAATTATTTTCAGAATTTTTTACAACATTGGTTAATGATAAAAATGTTGTAAGTGTATTAGAAAAAATATGCATTCATTGCGAACAACATACATTTGACTATTTACATACATTAGAATTTAATAGACTTATTGAAATATATTCCATACTAAACAAGTATCAGTATATTTTTCATATATCACAAGATGTTATGGAAAAAATTATGAAAATTATTCAAAATAAGAGTGAATATATTGATTGCTATATTGTCAATCCAAATATTGATGATCTTTTAAATGCAAATGTATATAAACTTATATATAAAGGCGAAACATTGTTTGTACCTCTATGGCATCAACATCTTGAATATGAAATAGATTCAAAAACAATAATTGTATTATGTAAGCCTATATTACAAGATTATATATCTATTGATGACCGTCAAAATATCCACATAGAAAGTAAAGTAAAATTATCTGATATTTGGAAATTAGACAAATTTGAAATAAATATTGGCCAAAAATCTGTTTTTATTGAAAGAAGCAAATTATTAATGAAATCTCATCAAACAATTGTTTTTAATAAAAAAGGTATGCCTATCTGTAATAACGACAATGTGTTACAATGTGACAAAAAAGCTTCTATATTTGTTCATTTGAGCATTTTTTAATACAGTGAATTTTTTTATTTTTTATAAAAAATTGATTGCAAAATTTTGAAATTACTTATATCAAAAAAACAAATTATATAAAATGTACCCATATTATGCAAGTACACGTATGCAAATATTTAACGAGAAACTTCGTAATCTACCTCAAGAATTAAAAATACATATTTATGGTTTCATTCATATTACACAACGTATTGAAATTTTAAAGGATCAATATCGTTATAAATTGGTATCAAATAATAGTATTTGGTATCAATATGTTGAACATATGGATGAACAACTCTTGGAAAATTTCAACTCTATATCCCGCGCGTTTCCACATACATTAGGTTATTCACCAAAATCAATAAATGATTATAGTATGACTCCAGATGACGAATTAGGTTTATATAGTAAGGAATTTCCAAAATTATCTGATACAGTTTATTATAGTAGAGCTAAAACACGAAATATCAGACACCCTTTCTATGATGATATTGACTATTTCATAAGAAAAAAAATTAATTGGCATAGTAAAAGTAGATTATTACGTATATCAAAAAGACGAAACCCACCAAAAACGTATAAACAGTATCTTATTAATAATCGCACTGACATTATGAAGAACTTTGAAAATCAATTTGGTTTACTC